CACACATTTGCACAAATTAGAATCCAAGAAACAGTGACCACACAAAGTGATATTATTCATGGATTGCAAATTACGCCTTATTGTGTCATTATCTCTATCAAATGCCTTGATAGTCTGAGAAAACCATTGAAGAAAGAGATTGACATCACTGGACGTGAAAATCACATCAGTAGAGGCGCCCTGAGTACCATGTTGGTCGGCTTCCGAAGGAGAAACCTTCTTGACCACCCAATTCCAGCTGTCCTGATATCCAGGAACAGTAGGAACTTTCGTAGAATCCAACATACCACTACCATCATCACGTTGATACTCTTTCTTTACTGTGGGGACAATAATATAAGGAAAACGCCTTCTAGCAGCAGCAGGGCAAGAGAAATACACATGCGCGTTGAGATGCTCAGTGTTAGTAGTGGCCAAACAAAACCTCGCCTTTAAGGGTGTCCGTCCTTTCTCATCAAGCGAAGCTTGGTCTGGTACAAAAGGAACGGAATTAACCACTTGAAGGAACTCAAGGACAGAAGGATCACCATTTGCTGCCTTATTTGGATTCATAAAGGCAACATCATCAAGCACAACAGTATGCATGGAAGTGGAGAATCCGTCCCAGAATTTAGCAGCAGGATTTCGCGTATAAACGAAATGATCGTCCAAAGGAAGACCTTCCGTCTTAGCAAAATGCTTACAGAGAATATCTTTAATGGAGGATTTCCCAATTCCAGAGGCACCACACACTAGAACTGAAAAGGGAGCATCTCTGCTCTCTCTTGCTGCTTGCCTGGTAGTTAATTCAGAGTCAATCAAATATAAATTGGATAAACTCTTTCGAATAAAACGAGATTCTGAAGCATCAAAATCTTTTGAATGACGCAAAATAGCCTCGCCTTCTTCAACTGTCCTAGCCAAATTAGCGCGGAATTCAAATTCAGTAAAACCATGAGCCTCTGGATTGTGCATTAGTTGCGCTTGTCTTTGCAACAATTCGCTCGAATCAAACCATTTTTGATAAGTCATCTTATTATGTAAGAAGCCATCAAAATTACCAGTTCGGTAAACATAAATTCCTCTCTCACAAATAAATGTGGTGAAGTCAAGAATTGTATGGATGAAACCAGTACGAGAGTTGTATTTCTTCTCCAAGGCCATTCTTTCAAATTCAGTGTAACCAAAAGTATCAAAGTTTACACCAAATTTATCCAGTATGGAGTGGGAAAGAACGAAAAAGACGAGCTTTTTCATTTTCTTATACAACGGTGAGTTAATAATTCCCTCTGTTAGGAGAAAATTAGATCTCAACATTGTAAAGAACTCAAGAGTGTCAAGAGATTGAGGGGTCAAATCGTCCAGGAGGACCTCCGACTCCTCTTCACCCTTGGCAAACTCAAAGAGATCCAAATCCATGAATCTCTTCAG